GCCGCGGTTGAATGCCGCCTCAATGCCGACACGCATTGCCTGTCCCAATTGTTGCCGTGACAAATCGTCGATTGTCAACACCATATCCGCGCCGATGTTCCGCACCTGATCGGCCAACGATGTTTCCACCCATGTTTTGATTGCATCACGGATCCGGGCCGCCACCGCATCGTCGGTGTTATCAATGTCCGCCTTGGTCACACAACCACACGCGGGCCCGTCCCATTCCCAACGCGGAACCGTCACCGATTTGGTTTCGTTTTCGTTCGCATCCGTCATTCCGTCGCGCATCAACGGGCGCAACAACCGCGCCAATTCCGCCAATTCTTCCGCGGTCAATTTGCCCGGCGGTTTGATCTTCCCAACCGAATCGGTTTCGGATTCCGCCTGTTCAATCGCCGCGGCCATTTCGTTTGACCAATCGCGGCCCGCGTCACCGCCCCACAATTCCCATGCAATGCGGCCCGCGGATGGGAACCCCGGTTCACCATCGTTGAACCCTTCCGCCTGTTTATCGATTTCGTGCCGCGCGAAATACGAAACCATCCGCCCGATGGTGTCAGCGGACAACGTGCGCCCGTTCATCAAATCGCGCGCACGCGCAACGCCAACCGCGGTTCCGCCGCGCCCGTATTCTTCGCGCCATGCCAACCCCTGTGCCGCGGCATCACGCACCGCCGCGGGTGGGGTCAAATCCGGCAACGCTTTGTTTTCATATTCGGAACCGCCGCACGAATCCGTTTTGTGCATGCCGATTCCCGTTCCACACGAACGTTGCCAACGGACACGCGCACCGCTTTTCGTTGTTTCATTTGCCGCAACCTCCGGGGTGAACCGATCCAACGGATCAAACACCGCATCCAACACCGCCGCGTCAACGGTTGGGAATGCCGCGCCCGCAATCGCCCGCGCCGATTGCATTGGCAATTCCCCATTCGCAACCGATGTGGCCAACCCCGCCAACGCCTCAACCTGCGCACCATTCAACGCGGTTGCCGCGACATCGACACCGCCCGCCGCGGCCGCAATCGTTGCATCAACAGCCGGGGCCGCGGTCATCGGTTCACCGTCGCCGGATTCCGGCGCGGCATCGTTCGCGGGTTCCGCCAATTCGGATTCCGCCACGTCAACCGATTCCGATTCCGTTTCGGTTTGCGCCGCGGGTAACTCGGATTCCTCAACATCGACCGAATCGGATGCCGCGCCCGTGGCCAATTCCGATTCCGCAACGTCCACCGAATCCGATTGCGCACGCGTTCGCGGCGGCAAATACAAAACGCGGCGGTATTCATCCTCGGACACAACGCCCGCGGTGTATGCCGCGTTCATGATTTGCGCCTCAACCTGTTGATCTTCAATGTCCGGGTTTTCGTATCCGAACCACATATCACCGGGTTGTTCGCCGAACATCGGCAATAGGAACACCGTCAAATCTTCCGCAACGCGGCGCATGCGTTTGTAGCACGAACGCATCAACAATCGTTCACCGATTTTTGCGCCCGCCAAATTCGCATCATTCAATTTCCAAATGGCCTCCGGAATTCCCGCGGCGCGGTATATCGCCTTTTCGGCCTGTTCAATTCCGGTGATGTATCCCATTTCGTGCGCCTTCGCGGATGCCTGAACCATTTCCGCGTCACGAATGATCAACGCGCGGCCCGCGGCGAACGGGCCGGATTTGGCGCGCAATGCCGCTTCCGCCTGTTTCATTTGCGCATCGGTGTAGGTTGACGGAACCGACAAAATGAAACCGGGTTGCCCCGCGTTTTTCCACCGTTGAACCTCGGTGACCAACGCCGCGTTTTCCGCATCGGCGTATTGCTCAACCGATGACAACCACGACACGCCATCCCACGGCCGGAACGGGTCGCGTTGATACGGTGAAAAGATAACCTGATCGGCGGGAACCGTGATGATGCCCGACGTTTCACGCCCGTATCGATACCCTTCAATAAATGTTTCACGCGACAAAATCGGTTGCGTGAATTGCGGGTGCAGGATATACAAACCCGCGGGGCCGTCGCGCGTTTGTTCGCCCGTCCAAACGTAGCATTTGCCCGCGGTTTCACGGTACCAATACAACATTGTCAGGAAATCGGATGCCGTTGTGACGGGATCCGGATCGGCCAACAATTGCAACGCCGGATGGTCAATGACCTCTTCAATGCGTTCCGCCGATTCCGCCATGTTCGCGGCCTTGGCGGTTGGCCGCATGCCCGCGGTTTTGCCGCGCAGGAAATCCGCGGTTCGCGGTGACACATCACGCGCCGATTTCACCAATCGACCGCGCCCCGCGCGACGATACAAACGCAACGGTTGTGATGCGCATTCCGTCGCGATGATTGATGCCGCGTTGTAGATCGACCCGGCAACGCCGCGGGCAACGCGGTTGAAATCAACCTGATTCACCGCGGATGCCGATTGCGCCGCGTGTTCCTCACCGTATCGAATTGATGCCGCGGTGTACCCCGCATCCGTTTCGGTTGGTTCGCGTTTGCGGGCTTTGAAAATGTCAAACAACCCCATTGTGTCACCCCGTCGCGGCGTGCCGCGGTTCACCATTCAACAACGCCAATATATGATCCGCCCGCCGTGTTGCAATCAACGCCCATGACGGCATATCTCAACGCATCCATTCCGTGATTGTCGCGGTCTACGGGCATATCACGCACCGCGCCGTCCCGCCGCGTTGCCCACACATAGGAATCAAATTCGTCCCGTGTCGATGTTGGCCGCCGCGATTGTTCCAACCGCCGATCACGTTCAACCAATGCGGAACGCAACACAAACAACCCGGGCCGCCCGTTTGCACGCACTCGGATTCGCGCCCGCACCGCGTCCAACCCCGCGTCAATATCCTTTTGCGCCGGGGTTGTGAACACCCCGTGGCGGTGTAGTGTTTCGCGGTCTTCCCTATCGTGATCGGCAACCGTGAATTCGTATTGTTCCGCGCCGGACAACGCGACGATGGCGCGTGCGTGATCTTCAACCAACCGCCCGGACATATAAACTTCACGGTACAAATACAACGATTCTCCGTCATCCGCGAACCACAAACACACGAACGGATCGTTGAAGCCAAAATCAATCGCACGATATTTGCGCCACGATTCCCACCCGTCGGGCATTGCGTCGATGACATGCACCGCCGCATCGAATTCATCATAAACCACGCCCTCCGCGGAACACCACCGCCCGTCCAACAATCGCGCGCGGCGGTGGCCCGTCAACGCCTCCACCGATTGCATGAACCGCGCACCGTCCGCGGTCAACGCGCCATCAACCATGAAACGCGGATTGTCGGCAATGCGTGTGACGATGCGCCGGAACCAACCTTGTTCCGCCCTGACGTTCAACCAATGGCGTTCCGCCGCGGGGTTGCAATCGCAAACCAATTGTTGCCACGGCATGCGCCCGGAACGCAACGCACGCAACAATTGTTCAATGTCGTTTTCCGTGCATTCGGTCGATTCAAAAACGGTGACGGTATCGTATTCGGCGGAATACGTTCGTTCGGGCCGATCCAATCCGCCTACAACCACAACCGAACCATTGGCATATCGGTAGGTTTCGCGATTTTGTCGGCGCACGTTGCCGAACAAATGCATTGACGCTGAATGCACATCGCGTTCCCATGTGACCAACACGGATTCCGACATTGACGCGCGCGTTTTCCTGCAAATCAAATGACGCGAACCGGGGAATTCCCACGCCAACGCGTTGACGCGTTCCAATTCGTTTCGCGTTTTGCCCGTACCCGCGGGGCCCTCCACCAACACCCGCGGTTCACGCGCCAACCACAACGCGCGGTGTGCGCCCGTTGGCCGGAACCGCGGCGCGTCATTCGTTGTTGTTGCCGTTGTCGCCGTCATCGAATGAATCCACCACCGTATCAACGATTGCGATGAAACGCAATTTGTCCGATTTCGTCCGCCGATACACCGCCCACCGATTGTTGTGCGCCGCGACGTACAACCTGCAATCCGACGGCAACCGCACCAACATGCCGTCAATCGGCCCGCCCAACAATTCCATGTCA